TTCCATATCAATAGCTCTTCTTAGTGCTGAATTAGTTACTTGGTTAGTATTAGGATACTCTTTCCTTAATCTCCACATTACTCTCTCTAATCTCTCAATCGCCATTATTCCCCTTCATCTTATCTATTAGCTTGAATATCAACTCTGTATTAGTTGTAGTCTTTTCTATTAAGGCCTTATTCTGTTCCATTACTTTGGACAGTTTTATGTTGGTTTCTAAACTATTAGGGTTGTTAGTTAGCATATCAACTACATTCTCTACAGTTAGCTTAACCTTAGTCTTATGTTCTATTCTCATACAGGCTTTTTTCTGATATAGCTTGAATTGCTCTACTAAGTTATCTACTGTTAGGCATTTTACTCCTTCTAATCGCAGGTTCTTGTAATCTTTATTAAATTCAATGGTGGATATATAGCACTTCTTTTGCGTAATGGAGTCTGAAGAGTGCTTGGATAGTAATTCGGAGAAGTATGCGTAACATGAACAGATAGAGGAGATGTTTAAGGGGTTATCAGAGCTAATCCTCATTGAAGCGTGTCCTGAATTGCTAATAACAAACTCATAGTTGATGATATTAAAACTATAAGTTGTAGTGATAGTTTTCTTAGGATGATTGGTTAATTGACACGACAAAATGCAGTTATGGAAGTTCCAGGAGTGTAATTCTTGTATTGGACTGATGATAGGGGTATCCCCCCCTTCAACAACTTTGTAAAGGCCTCTAAGTATCTTTTTAACTCCTTTAATCTTTGGTAATAATGACTTTACTGTATTGTGGTTTATCCTCGTAGAAAGTGCAATTAATTTAGGTGTAATTCCTTCTGGATGATTCTTTAGGCAAGTTAGAATCTTACTGGTGTTAGTTGCAACTGAAAGTTGTTTATTCATCATGGCCACCTACCCAATATACCATTGTAGCCTCTATAAATGGCATTTGAATCTCAAATGTTATGCGTCTTATCCTCTCTTTTATGATAAGATTAATCATCAGGATCACCTGTTATTGGTAACATTGAGGCGATTTCATTGATATCTAAGATTACAGGCTTGTTGAATTTATCAGTTCCAATTACTTGTGTATCTGTTCTTTGAGAAATAGTTAATGTTATTATTCTCCCTTTCTTTGTTCTTATCTTCACCGTTTCTTTTTCCATTTCTTCCTCCTTACGCATAAATTCACTGATGAGATGTAGTAGGGCGTGGATGTACCCAGAAACTCACCAGCAAATAAATGCTAAAAGTTCGCTACGCACGATATAATGTTAAAAGTATAACTCCTATATAAACTTTGTGTTTAGATCAACTTAGAATTACTATTAAGTCGCTGTCTGGTTGGGCTTTTAGGTTATGTGCTGTTACATTAGTTGCATTAACATTCTCTGCATTGTAAGTTCCTATTGTCAATGAGCCTGATACTGTAAGATTAGTTGTATTTATTCTTGGAACATGAATAGTACCTTCAACCCATAAATCTCCATGAACTGCTTGGTCTGCTATTACAAATACTGCACAAGTTAGAAGTAGTATTGTTATTCCAATTAATGCGTTTTTATTCATTAAAATGGATCTCCGCCACCTATTGGCCCATATTCACCTACTAATACCCCTCCAAGCCATATCTCTAAGTGTCCTGAAACTGAATTGTATGTTAAGTATGTATCTTTTGTGAAATAGAGCTTTCCAGTTCTTATCTCTTTAGCAGAAATAGCCTGTGTTTTGATGTGAGGGTCAATATTCTCTCTGGGGTTGTCATACCCTGCATCACCTTGTTTAGTTGCCTTAGAAGCCTTTGTTAAGCTAAATGCGTTATTTAGGTTTGCCATTTTCTTTTTCTTTGAATTTCTTTAATAATTTTAATGCTTTTTCTGCAAATCCCATCTGAATTGTTGAGCTTTCCATTATGTTGATTATTGCAGTAATTTCATCATCTTCTAAATTAATATCTTTTCCCATTTTAACTTGCTGTTGTTGATAACATTATCCAATAAGCTGTGCCACTAATATTTATTTTTAAACTTGCATTAGCCGCTGCAGGAGCTTGTGTTGCATCAAAGACACTTCCTGCTCCTGATGTTAGTCCTTGAAATGATAATGCACAAGATGAACCTTTATCTTCCCAATCATCTATTTTTGCTTGTGTTCCACCTACTTTGAAGTGGGCCATAGATATTGGTAGGGCTGGGTTTGCGTGGCATACTGTACTTGCCTGAAAGTTTAAGTTTACTTCTAAACCTGTGTAACTTCCACCAGCCATTGTTTTGTTAGGTAAATATAATTCTGCATTAAAAGCTGAGCCGAATCCTGTTATCTCTCCAGTTCCTGCACTTCCGAAATGTAATTGTGCTTTAGCTGCATTAAACCAACCACCTAATTTAACATTAGTTAGTGCTGAGAAATAAGCATTTCTGCCTGTTCTTCCTGCTACAATCTCTGTCTTTTCAACAATAAGTTGTTTTAGTGCTAATGAATCTTCTGATATATGTGCCATTTTAGCTCCCCTGCAGTAAGATTAATACTCCCATCCCACTTGCGTTTGGTATAACTATTAAAGTAGTAGCTGCATTTGTTCCAACTGCTATAATTATAGCTGCTGTGTCTGTTACATCTCCATTGTATAATACTGTTGCAGCTCCCATTATTTATTCGCCTCTTGTATAGCTTTTACTCTATCTGCTTCTAAGTTAGGAATTTTAGTTATCCCTAATTTGTTAAGAATTACTGTCTGTTCTGCTTTGTTTAAGGCGTATAGTTCCTTATCGGTATATACTTTTTTAACTTCTTCAACCTTTACTACGATATCCTCTGGTTTAGTTGATTTAAGTGTGGGCTTTCCGAACTCATCCTTTAGTTTTTTACAGATGAATTCAGTTCTACCTTCTGCAATACCTTTATCATACATAAATTTTCTATTTTTATAAGACATTTTATATACCTGTAATGCTACAGATTGCATCTGGATTTGTTACTTGAATCTGTCCAACTTCAAATGCTCTTATTGTGTACTTAATACCTGGGTCATAGATTGTCTTTACTGTTAATCCTACAACTGATTTCCATGTTGCTGCTTCCTTAGCTACAACAATCTGTGCTCCACCTTCAGTTATTGAATTAGAACTAATTACTGTTAATCCTAATAGTCTACCTACAACACCATTTCTTGTTACTGAATCAGTGTAGAACTGCCCTGCGTTTCTTACATTGGCATTTCCTAATAGGTGTGAATAATCTGTTGGATGAACTGTTAAATATCCATTTCTATTTGGATTGTAGTTATCAACTTCAATCATAGCTTTCCCATCAAGGATATCCTGAATCGGATCTCTGTCTGCAATTACTGCGTTATCCCATGTTGCATTAGCTGTCTGAATATTACCTGCTAATGATAGAATCTTACTCGCTATCTCAGTATCAACTGACTTAGCAACTGCTCTTGCAATTCTTAATAGTGTTCTTGCTACAACATCAAAGGCATCTGTCTTAGCATCTTCATAGGAAATAACTCCTTCTATCGCATGCTTAACATTTCTTCCTGATGTCTCTTCCCATGATACTTCACCATAAGGGAAATTAGCTAATCTTGGCACACCTTCAACTGTTCCTGAAGCTGTAGTATCTTTACCTACTAAATCTGCTGCCGTTTCTATGTAATAAGTCTCTGTCCAAGCCTTGCTTGATTGAATCATACAAAGCTGTTTCATCTTGTATTCTTGTAATGCAAATCCTGTAACTATCTTTGATACATTCTCTGCTCTTAAATCTTGCTCTCCTGTAGTATCTGCCATTTTACAACCTCACCTTTATCATAGTATTTGTTGATGCTCCAGATGTTTCTAATGATTTCCCTATGGTCTTTCCTGTTTCATGATCTAAAGTTGTTGCCACAGTAATTTCATTAGTTGAAGCTGCTGCTGCTCTTACATAACTTCCAAGAGTTGCTGAACCACCTGATATTGTTGGTAATATGATTATTACATTTTGATATAATGCTATAGAAGTCTGGCCATCATTAGCCACTTTCTCTGCAGCTGCAATTCCTGCAATAACAACTCCTGCTCCACTCGCTACTACACAAGTTCTTGGATCAGTTAATTCCATAACAGTTCCTTTTGGTACTGCTGTAGTATTATCTATTGTAAATCTTAATGGGTCGCCTTTATTTCCTAAAAGCTCCACAATTATTGCTTCATTTGCCATATTAATATCACCTAATTGGAGTATTAGTAGAACATCTATATAAACTTTTCCTTTTGTGCACTAATAACCACCTAACACCCTCCATAATCATACCGCATTATCATGAGCCTCAAGTGAAGGTAAAATGAGTTTACGAATGGCTGAACTTTGGCGATTGAACCTTTTCTTTACTTATCAAACAAGTCCTCATAACCTGTTCCTTCAAGAAGTTTCTTTGCTTCATCTGTTTCTTTCTCTTCAGGAGTTTTTTCTTGTGTTCCAGCTTCAGCAGTTCCACTTAATGTATTCTCTACATTCATTCTCTCTTGTTTAGCTAATAGTTTACCTAACTGCACATTAGCCTTTTCCATTCTGTCTGCAGCTTCATTAGCTTTATCTATCATTGTTGTTGAAGATTCCCTATCTTCTTTCTCATCTAACTTACCCTTTTTTTGTTCTGTTTC